TGGAGAAGCTTTAGAAGCTGTTAATGGTAATTTACCTGCTGAAGCTGGTAATGCATTAGATCTAGCTTATTCTTTAAGAGAAGGCATAGAAGGTGCAGCATATATAGCAAAACAGAGTAAAATGGTGAGAGCTTTTGCAATAGCTCCCACTGCTTCTTGTTCATATAGAAGTAAGGATCTAGATGGCTTTACATCTACACCAGAAATTGCACCTCCAATAGCTCGCTCTGTAGACAGAGATAGTGGCACCTTTGGAGTTGAACACTATGATTATGGCGATGTAGAAATCGCTAGTGAAGTTGGTTGGAATGCTTACAAGAAAGTAGCTGACCAAATCATGATCATGCTAGATAATACGGGACTTCTTCACGGCTATTCATTTAATAGCTGGAGTGATGTTGTTATATACGACAAGAACTTCGTGGAAGAGTGGCTGCTATCACCCCAGACCTCCCTCTACTATTCCCTGCAAGTAATGGGCGACACACAGGATAAGAGCGATGCGTACGCTGCATTAGATAAAGCTGAAGTCGATGATTACTTACAGGATATTCTCGGAAACGAGCCAATAACCTGTGATTGTCAAGAATGAGAAAACATCCATACGATAAATTATTAGACCGCAAACGTAAGTGGTCACCTGTAAAACCTACCGCTGGAAAGCTTAAAGAAGGTGCAGAAGAAACCATCCTCCGTGCTCTCTCTATACGTCATATGGAGCTCCCTGTTGGAAGCTTCATTAGTGAAGCACTGGAGAAGAATATTCCCGATAATGCCAGAAAACTCCTTGAATCAAATGTTGAGGACGAGGAAAGACATGACCTTGCATTAGGATATATAGCTGACGTACATAATGTTACAGATAAAAATGAAAAAGAGGGGAAGTTACTAAGAGATGCATGGATTAAACACCCTGACCATACTATTCTTAAAGCTCTCGTGGCTGAAAGAGCAATCTTCTTTGTTCTACTCCCTTTCTTTAGGTTTAATGGGGATGCTGCTATTCGCACTGTATCTGCCGACATCTCCAGGGACGAGCAGATCCATGTCGGAAGTAATACTCTTGTATGCGCTGAGCTGGGTTTATCTGCTTCTAATTCTCTGGATAAACTTAGGAAGGCCACTATTAACTGGGTAATGGAGCCACTAGGTATAAATACTACCGATAAATATTTGGACAAAAATTTTTGGCTGGATGCGAGTGATCGCTTAATGTATGAAGGAAAAGCTCCAGAGTTTTCTGACACCAAGAGAGCACGCATGCCAGCATTTTTCGAACATGCCAACACCAATCTCCCTAAATACGCTTAAGTTACACAACCATAGACTGGATGAACTAATCAGCAAGCTTGACTCTAACTTCGGTTGGAAACCAGTTCATCCTAAAGAACCAATCGAATCAATTATGTATCGTGCGGGTCAAGCTAGCGTCATTGAGTACATTAAATCTATTATGGAGGATGAAATATAATGTGCGGAGGAGGAGGAGGAGGTGGCTCACCGCCACCAGCACCACCACCATTACCAGCACCACCGCCGCCACCATTACCACCAAGGCGGCCTGTACCAACACCGAAGCCTCTTGATCAAGAGTCTGACGTGAACCCACAGGTTAAACGTGCTAAGAGTAAGAAGTCACAGAACCCTTACTTACAAGGTGGAACAGGTTCACTTAGGATACCTTTAAATCCTGGTGTGAATACCGGTTCGGGCGCAGGCCCAGCCGGAGGATCAAATGTCCCATATTAATAAATAAATGAATGCACGTGAGAGATACAATCAACTGACTACTAATCGTTCTCAGTTCTTGGACAAAGCAGTTGAATGTTCAGAACTCACGTTACCTTATTTAATTACAGACGATAACACTTCAAGAATAAATCGTAGGTCATTTCAAACTCCGTGGCAGAGTGTAGGAGCAAAGGCGGTAGTAACTTTAGCAGCTAAATTGATGCTAGCTTTACTACCACCTCAAACTACATTCTTTAAGCTACAAGTTAGAGAGGATAAACTTGGTGAAGCAGGACTCGATCCACAGATAAGAAGCGAGCTTGATCTATCCTTCTCTAAGATGGAGAGGATGGTGATGGAATACATCGCAGCTTCTAGTGATCGTGTTGTTGTTCACCAAGCACTTAAACATTTAATTGTAGGTGGAAACTCATTACTCTTTATGGGTAAAGATGGATTGAAAAATTTTCCACTCAATCGTTATGTAGTTAACCGTGATGGTAACGGTAATGTACTAGAAATAGTAACCAAAGAACTAATAAGTCGTAAAGTTTTAGGAGAAGATCTGCTTAAAACTGTAACACCTGACCCTAATAGGGTTCAAGATGAATCGACAGGATCTAATGATGATGACGTAGAAGTATACACATGCGTTAAATCTGATGAGAAGTCAGGACGTTGGGTTTGGTATCAAGAAATTGAAGGGAAAATTATTCCTGGCAGTCGCAGTACTGCACCAAAGAACGCAAGTCCATGGCTACCACTAAGATTTAATACGGTAGACGGAGAGGATTATGGACGTGGTAGAGTTGAAGAGTTTGTAGGTGATTTCAAATCACTTGAAGGACTGGCCCAAGCGTTAGTCGAAGGCTCTGCAGCAGCTGCTAAAGTAGTATTCTTAGTCTCACCTTCATCAACAACTAAACCTAAGACCATAGCTGACGCTGGTAACGGTGCAATAGTTCAGGGAAGACCTGAAGATGTTGCTGTTATCCAGGTTGGTAAGACAGCTGATTTCTCTACAGCTGCACAGTTGGCACAGACTATTGAGAAGAGATTAGGTGATGCCTTCCTTGTACTATCAGTACGGCAATCCGAACGCACAACTGCAGAGGAAGTAAGGCTTACTCAAATGGAATTAGAACAACAACTAGGTGGGCTGTTCAGTTTACTTACAGTTGAATTCTTAGTACCATACCTTAATAGAACTTTACTAGTACTACAACGTAGTAATCAATTACCTAAGCTACCTAAAGATATGGCAAGAGTATCTATTGTAGCAGGGATTAATGCACTAGGTAGAGGACAAGATAGAGAAAGCTTAACTGCTTTCATAAGTACCATAGCTCAGACTATGGGTCCAGAAGCTATGATGCAATACATTAATCCTGATGAAGCTATCAAACGATTAGCTGCAGCACAAGGTATTGATGTCTTGAACCTAGTTAAGACTCAACAGCAAATGATTCAAGAGCATCAGCAGAAGCAGTTACAACAAGCTGGCTCTGATCTTGTAGGTCAGACAGGTCAGATTATGGGTACACCATTGATGGACCCTGAGAAGAACCCTGAAGGCGTGGCTAATTTGGGTGAGATGGTAGGAACAGCTACACAGATGGCATCAGAGAATCGACAACAACCACCTATTGAGGAATAATGGCAGAAACAATGACATATGATCCGGGTACTGATACAGTTACCACGGAAAATACTTTGACTCCAGACGAACAGAATTCTCTGCAAGTTGGTGAGGAGATGCAAAACCAGCAGGAACAACTTCTTGCTGGTAAGTATAAGAATGCTGAAGAATTAGAAAAAGCCTATGGAGAATTAGAAAAAAAATTAGGTGATCAAGAAGCAGATGCTTCAGAACCAGAGCAACCTGAAAGTCAAGATAGTAAGGATCCTATAGAATACTCTGAGGATGGCTCTGTTAATTATGATCAAGTCAATGAGACATATGGCGAGCAACTTGGAGGACTCTTCAAAGATAACAACGTAGATCCATGGGCTATCAGTAAGCACTTCCATGATACTAAAGGGGAAATTACTGATGCCATGTACGCACAACTTGAAGGCGCAGGTCTATCAAGATCAGCTATAGATTCTTATCTAGCAGGTAGAGCTGCAGAAATGGGGTACGGTTCTGCACAATACGAAGCACCAGACTTAACAGAAAATGATATCAGAGAGATAACAGATTCTGTAGGAGGTAAGGCTCAGTATGATGCAATGACTGAATGGGCAGGAAACAATTTAGATCGGAAGACAGTCGAAGCTTTCGATAATCTTTTAGACTCAGGTGATCCTGGGGCAATACAATTAGCGGTAAATGGTTTGAAAGCACAATTCGAAGAAGCAACAGGATATGAAGGCAGGATGCTAACAGGTAAAGCTGCCCAATCTGGTGGTGATGTATATAGAAGTCAACCTGAATTGGTCGCTGCAATGTCAGATCCTAGATATGATACTGACCCTGCTTATCGTCAAGATGTAATTGAAAAATTAGATAGATCTGATTTACAATTCTAAGTAAGAGCGGCTGACCCGAAAGATCGTCCTCGGCCCACACGCACTTTTACCCTATCTATTAATGACTACTACAACTGAACAAGGTGGACGCCAAAACAGATTCTCAACTGAAACCCCAGCACAAGTAATTGAACAACCTTACTTTGAAAATGCTGAGCGTGTTAACGGTCAGTTAGCTATGCTAGGATTTGTTGCAGCCCTTGGTTCATACATAATAACTGGACAAATTATTCCCGGCATTTTTTAAATGGCAACTACAGTACAAATAACAAAACCAACTGATAACTGGCAGAGTTTTTGTGACTGGGTTACTAGTACCGACAACCGACTATACGTTGGTTGGTTCGGTGTCCTAATGATCCCTGCACTATTAACCGCAGCGACTTGCTTCATCATAGCATTCATTGCAGCCCCGCCAGTTGACATAGATGGTATTCGAGAACCAGTCGCAGGATCATTACTCTATGGAAACAACATCATATCGGGAGCAATCGTCCCGAGCTCTAATGCAATCGGTCTTCACTTCTACCCAATCTGGGAAGCTGCAACCCTCGACGAGTGGTTGTATAACGGAGGACCATATCAACTCATTGTGTTCCACTTTCTCATCGGTATCGCAGCATACATGGGACGCCAATGGGAACTTAGTTATAGATTAGGAATGCGACCATGGATATGTGTTGC